CATATCTCCGAGGCCTGAAGTATTGTCTAGCCGATGACGGCGATGACTCAGTTCTCATCCTTGAGCGGCGCGATTTGCACCGCCTTGGAAACATTGAGGAATACTTCAGACGCCTTGGGTTTGTTCTGAAGGTGGGTGCGGTGGTTGATGTGTTCGAGCGCATCACCTTTTGCCAGTCTCAACCAGTTTGGGATGGTGAGGGGTGGCGCTTGGTCCGTGACCCCCGCAATTCGCTGAAGAAGGACGCCATCTCGATGGCTGATATCTCAGTGGAATCCACCTGCAAGCGTTGGATGCGTGCAGTCGGCGAGTGTGGCATAGCCCTCGCCGGTACAATGCCAATCATGTCCGAGTATTACCAGTGGTACATCCGAAACGCAGGAGATGTCAAGGCCCTAGACCATCCGAGTCTAGAGTCCGGGATGATGCGACTATCTTGGGGACTACAGTCCAAGGTCGCAGAGCCAACTGCTGAGAGCAGGGTATCATTCTGGTTAGCCTTCGGCATTGATCCCACTACGCAACGGGTTATTGAGGAGAAGCTTCGTCACCTTCCCTTCAAGTTCGGAGCACCCACGGTAGTTGAGGATCCCGCGAGCCTGGCGTATAGGCTCATGCGGACCTGCTAACCGCTACGGGGTCCTGGCATCTAGTGCCCAAAACGGTTTCCGTGCTAAGTGGAGGCGGTGTACTTAATTGGAGATCAGGCCAGCGCGAGCAATCCGTGCCTGTACCCTCCCACCAAACCTCCTAAATGCCGAGAGACTGCACGGGTGCCGCGTATACATACGCGTTGTCAGGATGTACAGTCCACTTGAGAGGTGCAGCCCGTGATATCTCACACTGCATCAAACTCCCCCCCAATGTCAACTCAACCCTCCCGAAAGGCTCGCAAGAAAGCCAACAAGCAACAACTAATCGTCGCTCCATCAGTGCCACAAGCGACTGGTGCCGGGGGCAAGAGCATCGCTCTAGCCCTCGGGATGGCCCCGGTACTCCTGCCAATGATCACGCAGGCTGTCACCCAGGTCATCTCCGCCGTCAAAGGCGGTTCATCAGCTCCGCAAAGTGCGCTGCGTATCCGGGGACCTAAGAAGCCCGCAGGATCAGGAGGCGAGATGGTGCGCCAGAAGGCGGGCCCAGGCAACAATGCCGCCCCTGGCTTCAAGACTGGAATGACGGTCCTTCGCAACACCTCCCGTGGCAAGGTCGTCG